AACCAGAACTACTCATGCGCAAGCAAATGGATCAAAGGCTTCAATGGATGAGGATTTTATTGTTGGTGGCGTGCCTATGAGCTACGCAGGCGATCCAAAGGGCGGTGCGTCAAATGTTATAAATTGCAGATGTGTTGTTGTTTACACGGATGCGTCAGATTCGGTAGAGGATGATTTCAACCTTGATGACTTTGAAGATTTATGACGCAAAAAAAATCCCCCGCAGGGGATTAATTTTTTAAAGGGTTATAATTGGGCACATGGAATGGTTGCCAAAAGGCATAAAGAATTCGTCATTTTTGTATGTGTGTATTTTTGCCCTCTTTTTTTCTTTAGAATGTGGGTGTATAAAGGTTACGGATTTTTCTGTTCTTTTTAAAACAACAACTTCGAAAGTGCTGTCATAATTGCTTGCGAAACGGCCTATGTATGTTTTCATTTTTTGCTCCTTTGTTTTGTTTATGTGTTTATAATAGTAAACATTGCAGGCTTTGTCAACAAATAAATTCACAAAAAGTAAATTTTTTTGCACATTTTGTGCTTTACTTTGTGGGTCTAGTTTGCTATAATAAACATTCGCAAAGAAAAGGAGCGCGATAAATGAAAAAGTACAAAATAAAAAATGCAACGAAGCGTAAAGTCAAAAACAGGGGATGGACTCCTGTTTGGGTCTGGCAGTCTGGGTGGTATGCAGGTTGGCGGGTAAAAACGGGAACAAAGCTTCAGCATATATTCATGCAACATTCAGAAAGTATGAAGAAACTTCCGTTAAACACAAAACTTGTTAAGGATATGACATCATGAAATGGAAAAAGCCAACTGTGCGGGATATCAAAGATGATTTTGAAGCTTTGGTAATTTCATTGCGTTTAGCAGTAACCGCACCCACAGAAGAAAAAAAGAACGCTTGTGTCACTATTGCAACGGCGCTTGCAGAAAAAATGAGCGCTGATGAAGTAGAAAAGGCAAAAGCAATTGTTGAAAGTATGAAAAAGGAGGTATTGCACTGATGTATGATAAAAAAAGAGGATGGTGTTCAATAACGTTTTGTATGCCACCCGAAAAATGGGATTTGATGAATAGAGTTCACAAAAGTTTTCATTTTAATAAAACAAAGCAGATGGAATATTTTATAAAAGAATATTTTCCCACTGATGAAAAAGAATACATAACCATCATGCACAAAGCAGTGCTGAATAACACTGTCGAAAAACTTGATGCAATTTTAAAAGATAACCAAAGAATTCAAAAAGAATTAGCAGAAAATATGAAAGGCTGACCTTAGACTCCTTAAGGTTGTTGGGAAGGCTTGATCCACCTTTAGCCGAAACGGATCATTTCCCTCACAAAACGTGCCAATCAAAAAAACTTGTGATACTATCGCCTTGAATGTAAAGTATCTGAATGCAGATGCCTGTCCAAAGAAATCAGATGGTTTCGATAACTTAAATATGGTACGAGGTATGACTGAGCAAACCGCAAGACAATTTGAAGATTTTCCCGAAGAAGAAAAGCGGCAACTGCGCCGTGATGTATTTACCACTGAGCAAGAAGCTTTAGATCGCGCAAAAGAGATAGGATGCGTTGGTTCACATTCTCACAACGAAGATGGTCAACTTATCTTTATGCCGTGCCGCAATCATGATGATTACGTTGAAAGCGTAGGCCGTGATGTGACTGGATACAAACCTGCTATGGATGATGATGACGAAGATGATGAAAAAAGGGCGTCTGAGTTTATTGATATTCATGCAGAGATAAAAGCCTATCATGACGAAGAAGAGAAAGGCACGTTTGAAGGATACGGTTCAATTTTTGGAAACGTTGATTTAGGTAATGATGTAATTACAAACGGAGCGTTTACCAAAAGCATCCACCGCACAGGACCAAAGGGTGTGAAGCTTTTATACCAACACAAAACTGACATGCCGATTGGTGTGTTTGAAAAAATTGAAGAAGATAAGAAAGGTTTAAAAGTAAAAGGTCGGCTTGCAATGGGAACGCAGGCAGGAAGAGAAACGTATGAATTAATGAAAATGGGCGCTCTTGATGGCTTATCAATTGGCTTTAAGACAAGTGCTAAAGGCGCACATTATGATCCAAAAACAAAAAGACGAATTATCAAAGAAGTAGAATTAATGGAAATATCTGTGGTCACTTTTCCAATGAATCCGCGAGCCAAGATTCGGAAAGTTAAAGGTCAAGATGTTTCTATTAGAGAATGGGAGAACGGACTGCGTGATGCTTTTGCCTTATCTCGTTCAGAGGCGAAGATAGCCGCCAAAGCAGTACAAGATGCTTTTTCTCTGCGCGATGCAGAATTTGAAGAGCATAATGAGGTAGATGCTATCAAACAATTAACCCAAAAACTAAAATCACTTAAAGAGGACTAATCAATGAGTGAAGACATCAAAACTATAGCGTCTGATTTGGGTTCAGCTTTTGAGGAGTTTAAAAAAAGCTATGACGAAAAATTAGACAAAATGGCAAAAGGTGAGAACACTTCTGAACTTGATGCAAAATTAGCGGCCATCGAATCAAAGATGGACAACTATGAGGACATCAATCAAAGAATCGTTCAGAGCCAAAAAAGCCAAGAAGCTCTTATGGAGCAAATGGACAGGGTAGAAGTTGCAATGCGCAGACCGAACTCTGGACTTTCAACAAAGCAAGTCGATGCAGGAATTAAAGCATTTGATGCATATTGCAGGAAAGGAATCGAAGGCTTAGACCCAGATGAGAAGAAAGCATTAACTGTATCAAATGATTCAACTGGCGGATATTTAGCACCACCAGAGTATGTCAGAGAGTTAATCAAAGACATAACTGAGATTTCGCCAATCAGATCGATTGCTAGAATCAGACAAACAGCACAGCGTTCAATACAGTTACCAAAGAGAACTGGTACTTTTGCGGCGCAGTGGGTAGCGGAATCAGGAACAAGATCAGAGACAACTGGATATCAAGTTGGTTTGGAAGAGATACCTGCGCACGAATATTATGCGTTGGTGGATATTTCTGAGCAAGACTTAGAAGATTCAGTATTTGATCTTGAAGCAGAGATGCAATCAGAATTTGCGGAGCAATTTGCAAAAGCTGAAGGTACGGCTTTCGTTTCTGGAAACGCAGTCGGCAAGCCAGAAGGATTCATGACAAACTCTGATGTGTCAGAAGTTGTCTCTGGTAACGGAACTGCGCTAACAGGCGATGGTCTGATTTCATTAGTACACAGCATAAAAGCTGAATATTCAGCAAACGCAACCTTTGTGTTTAACAGAAGCACTCTAGCAGAAATCAGAAAACTCAAAGACACAGCAGGCCAGTATGTTTTCCAAGCAGGCATGGGTCTAACTGGCGGTGCGATGACTTCTATTTTGGGTCATCCATACATCCAAGCTACTGATATGCCAAGCGTGGGCGCAGGTAATTTCCCTGTCGCTTTTGGTGATTTCAGGAGAGGGTATATGATTGTGGATAGGGTTTCTCTTGCAGTATTGCGTGATCCATTCACTCAAGCAACAACTGGTAACATCAGATACGTTGCACGAAGAAGAGTGGGCGGACAGATAATTCTGCCAGAGGCAATCGTTAAACAAAAAGTCTCAGCGTAAGGAGGACTAAAAGATGAGAGATTTAGGTAATAATTTAACTCCTGTCAGCATGACTGCGGCTGTCGTTGCATCTGGAAATGCTACAACTACAACGGGCACTGAAATCGATTTACAAGGTTTTGAGGGTGCTTTTGTGATGTGTAATTCTGGTGCAGAAGGTGACACTTTAGGAAGTTCTTTGAAGTATGAATTCAAATTATTTCATGGTGACACAAGCGGCTCTTTGACTGCTGTAACAAGTCAATTAGATGTTACGGATGCAAGCATTGCTTCAGACGGAACTTGGTTGACTCTTGATGATAACGCTGAAACACCACAAGTGTCTGGAATCGGATATGTAGGTGGCAAACAGTTTATCAGATGTGATATTGTCAGGACTGGCAATCACAGCACTGGTACACCAATGTCATTGACTTGCATAAAAGGACATCCAAGACATGCAGGCGGTGCTTCAACTTACAATCTAGCTTAACGGTAAAGGGGGGTTTCTCCCGAGACCCCCTTTATCTGAGGATTTATTATGAGCAAAACATACAAAATAATTGTTCCCAAACCTGCGTCAAATGATGAGCTTGGGTTAACAACAAAGCTTTATGAAGCAGGAACCATCGTGACAGCTGATGCGCCATGGAAAGAAGAGTTGATGGCAGTATTTGAAGGAAACGGTTGGGCGATGGAGTGTAAAGTTCAAGACACAACGGGAATGGAAAGAGCAAGGAATGACAAAGGTCATTATGTTGCAGATGATCCAAGCACCCCAGAAGTCAATGAAGCTTACGTTCAAAAACCAAAAAAGAAAGCCACAGCAAAAAAGAAAGCAACTCCAAAGAAAAAATCATAAGGCATGAGCCATGACAACACTATTTCTTGTTCAAGGCGATACTGGTCCACAGATACAGGTAAACCTGACTCGCGCTGACACAGGCTCTGCGGTTGATTGTTCTGGTGGCACTGCAACCTTGAAAGTAAGAGCAAGGGGATCAGATACGACACTTTTTACGTTGACAGCGGCTAATGCAGGAACAGATTTACAAGATGGCAAATTAATATTTTCAGTGGGCAACAATCTCGCCACGGTAGATGCGGGAAGCTATGAAGGAGAGGTAAATGTTGCTTTTTCTGATGGCACAGTGGAAACAGTTTTTGAAGTGGTGGATTTAGTAATAAGAGATGATTTTAGTTGAGTTTAATAAAATTAAATGTAGTAAATAAATCGTTACAAAAGGGCGAGGTTGATAAGTCCTTACAAAAATCATTAACCGACAAATCATTACGTCATTCCATCACTGACCTTACTTTATTTGCAACACCTATCAGCAAAGCGTTGATCGCGAGTTATGCAACTGGACAATTCTTAATAATCAAAGAATTTGCAAACGCTCTTACTGTAAGCCAAAACTTAGTTTTACAATCAGGCAAATCGATATCAGATATCGCTGCTTTTGTCGATGACCCATCTCTTGGTTTTTCAAAAAGTTTTGCAAACACATCAACCGTCGCAGATGAGCCTGCTTTCCCTTTTGGTAAAGTTGTTTCAAATACAGTTTTATTTGATGATGAGCCTGCGTTTGAGTTTGGACTTTCTTTTTCAAACTCTGGAATTGTTTTGGATGCTCCATCATTGGGATCAGGGAAAACGTTCTCAAATTCAGCCAATTTTACAGATGATGAAATAATCGTTCCGCAAAAAGTTTTAAGCAATAGTGTCGCGATTGCAGATGAACCGAGTTTCCCATTCGGAAAAATACTTTCAAATGATTTTATTGCATCTGATGCACCATCATTGAACCCAGAAAAAGTGTTTTCTAATTCTGGGGCGTTTTCAGACGATGAAGTATTTGGCAATACAAAAGCATTAACTGATTCAGGAAATGCAGGAGAAAGCGAAATACGCGGTATAAACAAGCCTTTTGACAATAGTTTTGTGCTTACAGATCAAGAATCATTGCAGGCAATAAAAATTTTTAGTAATTCTTTTATTGGTTCTGATAATGATACTTTGCTTGTTTCAAAACCGTTTGCGAATAGTTTTGGTGGAACAGATGATGACATTTTAATTGTTGGAAAAGTTTTTGCTGATGGGGCAGTTTTTACAGATGACCAAGCACTCCCCTTGACAAAGGTTTTGAGTGATTCAGCAAACTTTACAGATTCGCCCTCATTTAGCAGATTAGTATTTTTATCTGACACTTTATTTGTGACAGATGATGCAGATGGTGTGGCAGGCGATGATTCAACTTTCACTTTCATAAAAACTGTTTCCAATTTCTCAGTTTTGACAGATAATGATACTATTGCTTTCGGAAGTGTCCAAAACAACGGTATTGGGCTGAGTGATGCAGGAGTTGGCAGGAGTCAAAATTACTGCGCTTTTGATTATTTCGCAGAGGATTATGTTGGAACAAGTTTCACTTTTTGATAAGGTATAAATATGGACAATCAAACAAACATCAAACTAAACGGAGAACTTGAGATAGTTTTGCGGGACAAGTTTGGGAAAATTAAAGAAAAAAGAATTGAGAAGAATTTGATCGTTACGGTTGGTTTGACGTTCATTTGTTCTCGTATGACAGGCACATCCAAAAACGTAATGTCTCACATGGCTCTTGGATCAGGTACAACTGCGGCGGCGGCAGGTCAAACCGATTTGGTATCGATTCTAGGCTCAAGAGAAGCCCTTGACAGCGCAACGCCATCAACGAATACCGTTGTATATGTTTCTTCTTTTGAAGCAGGAGAAGGCACTGGTGCGGTTACAGAAGCAGGTATTTTTAATGCAAGCAGTAGTGGTGATATGCTTTGTCGTACAGTTTTCCCTGTAGTAAATAAAGCATCAGACGATACAATGTCTGTAACTTGGACTATTACACTCACAGCATCATAAGAGTTAGCACATGGCTACGATAGTCACGCGCAGTGGTAAAGGATCACCTCTTACTAATAATGAGGTTGATGCCAACTTTACCAATCTAAATACCGACAAACTTGAAGTTGGTGGGGGTACTTTAACGGGTGCTCTCACAATTTCTTCAGGTGGGCTTACTGTAGGTGGTAATTCAAGTATCTCGGGAAACCTTGATGTTGTTGGTCAAATAAGTTCCTTCAATAATTCATCGTCTTCATATGGAGCAATGAATCTCAGGGCATTAGAGTTTGTATTTAAAAACGCGGGTGGCACTGAAAAAGTAAGATTCAACAATCAAGGCATTGGAGTTGGAACGTCATCTGTCGATGAGATGATTACAATAGACGGCGGATCTGCGTTCCCCGCTATAAAATGGAAAGCCACAACCCAAACATCTAGATTTTTACAAATGGGGATGACGGATGCTTTAAATTACTACATTGAAGCAAACGGTTC